TTCTTTAGAAACTTCGGGGATACAGAAACTCCTAACGTAATAGCAGGCGGAGAAGATCGTCCAAACGAAATTATGCATTTCAAGAAGTACACACCAATGAATAATTACTACGGAATTCCAGATGTAATTGCAGCACAAATGGCATTAGCAGGAAATGAATTTTCTGGAAGATATAACTTAGACTACTTTGAAAACAAGGCGGTTCCAAGATATATTATTACAGTAAAAGGCGCAAAGCTTTCTCCAGAGTCAGAAAGAAAATTACTTGAATTCTTTCAGGTTGGATTAAAGGGAAAGAATCATAGATCTCTCTATGTTCCGCTTCCAGCAGATACTCCAGACTCAAAGGTTGAATTTAAGATGGAGCCAATTGAAGCGGGAACTCAGGAATCATCATTTAATTTATATCGCAAGGCAAATAGAGACGAAATTCTCTTGGCTCATAGAGTGCCAATTAATAAAATTGGAACACCAGAAGGAGTTAATTTAGCCGTAGCAAGAGACGCAGACAAGACATTTAAAGAGCAGGTTTGTCGTCCAGCACAGATGAAATTAGAAAAGAAATTAAATAGAATTATTGAAGAAAAGACTGATGCATTAATTTTAAAGTTTAATGAATTAAGTCTCACAGACGAAGATACTCAGTCTAAAATTGATGAGAGATATTTACGTATGCAGGTTATTACCCCTAATGAAGTTAGAATTAGAAAGGGTATGATTCCTCTAGATGGTGGGGACGAAGTAGTAAATTTAAAACCACAGGCAGCCGCAGAAATTAGATCTCAGGCTGGAAATACAAGAGCCCGTTCGCAAGAAAGACAAAACAATTCACCAGATATTTCGGGTGAAGGCAGAAATGCAAAAGGCGACGGGAATCAAGTAGACTAAACCTACTCAACCATTATTTGCCTTTTTATATATAAGTAGATAAAATTAAGCATATGAATATTGAAAAATCCTATTGGTCTAGCAACGGGGAAAATTTACATTTATCCGTACCGTTTACCAAGGTCAATAAAGAAAAGCGCACAGTATCAGGTTTTGCAACATTAGACAATGTTGATCAAACTGGTGATGTTGTTACGGCTGAAGCAAGCCTAAAAGCATTCGAAAATTTCAGAGGAAATCTTCGTGAAATGCATCAACCAGTTGCTGTTGGCAAAGTAGTTTCATTTAAGCCAGAAACATTTTATGATCAAGTAACAAAAAATTTTTATAATGGAGTTTATGTAACTTCATACATTTCAAAGGGTGCACAAGATACTTGGGAAAAAGTTCTTGATGGCACTCTTACTGGTTTCTCAATCGGCGGAAAGATTAGAGAGTCAGACAATGAAGTTAATAAGTCAACAGGCGAATCAGTTAGGTTTATTAAAGATTACGATCTAGTAGAACTATCAATCGTTGATTCACCAGCAAACGAACTTTGCAACATTTTTTCAATTGAAAAGATGAACGGTCAAATGATTTTTAAAGGCATGGCGGCAGAAGTAATTACAGAAAATATCTTTTACTGTGAGGAAAGCAATTCAGTTTTCCTATCAACAGAAAAAACTTTCGATTCACCAATCTCTGGTAAGCCAGCAACAATAATTGGATGGGTAGAAAAGTCGGATGTCAATAAGTCCAATGAAGTAGAAAAGATTCTTGATTCATTTAAGAAGTCAAGATTACCGTTGCCTGAAACACAAACAATTGCAAAACAGGCAAACGCAGAAGGAGGTAATGAAGTGTCAGAAAACACAGAAAACACAACAGTCGAAGAGACTGTAGTAGAAGAAGCACCTGCTGTCGAAGAAACAGTAGTGGCTGAAGATGCTCCTGCAGTAGATGCAGTAGCAGAAGACGCTCCTGCCGAATCTCTGGAGAAAGCAGCCGACGTATCAGAAGTTATGGTTGATGAACCTGATTTTGCAAAGATGCTTGGCGATCTAAAAGGATTTTTCTCAGAAACTCTTAACAAGGCTGCAGAAGTAAATGCTGCTCAAGTTTCCACAATTCAGGATACAGTTGAGTCATTTAGCAAGAGCGTTGATAACAGAATCACAGAGTTAGCAGAACAACACAGTGCACTAAGTGCAGCTGTAACAGAAATAAGAAACACGATTGACGGCGTTCAAAAGCGTGTTGACGCAGTAGAGGGTGAAACTGCAATTAAGAAGTCCTCTGACCTTGGCGGGTCACGGGAAGTAACAACAAAAAAATCAAAATGGAACGGTTCTTTCCTCGGTTCCGTAAATGAAATATTCAACTAATAAGGTAGGTGAAAAATATAATGAGCAATGATTTATTAAAAGATATTGCAGCTGGCACAACAGCAACCGACTCTATGACAGGTTCAGCGGATTCTACAACAGGAATTCACATTGGATCTGAAGGTAACGGTGGTTTGCTTAATCCAGAGCAGTCTGCTCGCTTTCTAGACTACATGTTCGATGCAACCGTAATTGGTAAAGTCGCACGTACAGTTAGAATGAAATCAGACACAACCGAGATTGATCGCATTGGTGTAGGTGAAAAGCTTATGAAGCTTGCAACCGAAGGTTCCGATACTGCAACAAATGCAGCAGTTACTTTCTCCAAGATTTCTCTCACAACAAAGAAGCTTCGTTTAGATTGGGAACTTTCAACAGAGTCTCTAGAAGACAATATTGAAGGTGCTGATCTAGAAGATCATATTGCACGTATGTTAGCAACACAAGCAGGTAATGATATTGAAGATGTTATCCTTAACGGAAACACAGCTTTGACATCAGATGCACTCTACAAGGCATTCAATGGCGTTGTAAAGAAGGCTAAGACATACGGCCACGTAGTAGATGCTGGTGGTGCAAACATCTCTCGTGCAGTATTTAACTCAGCACTTAAGGCTCTTCCACGTAAGTACAAGCAACGTCGTACAGACCTTCGCTTCCTTGCAGGATCAAACTTGATCCAGGATTACCTATACTCAACTTCACAAAACATCCAGAACGTTAACCCACAGGATATCGCTTCAGGAATTATTCGTGGTGAAGTTGCACCAGTTTCAGGTCCAGCAGGATATGTAGCTCCATACGCATTTGGTATTCCAATCGTTGAAGTTCCACTTCTTCCAGAGACACAAACTGGAGATTACTCAGCAACAACAGGTTCACATGGTGACGTTCACTTGACATTCCCAAATAACGTAGTTATTGGTATCAAGCGTGACGTAACAGTTTACCGTTTCTTCTGGCCACGTAAGGACTCAATCGAGTACACAATGTATACTCGCGTTGGCGTTCAAATCGAACAGGCAGATGCTTGGGTAGTTGTAAAGAACGTTAAGGTAGCTTCATAATTTAATTTATTAAGCGTACTGCTAGAATTGCCCCCGAATTAATTTCGGGGGCTTTTCATTTTAATTGACTAATGCTATAATTTATATACTTAGACTAAGGAGAAATACATGTCATTTGAAACACTCAAGGTTTCAGAATTAAAGAAAAT